AACATTAAAATACTTCTCAAACAAATATTTTGATGCAGTTATCCATTGTGCTGTGAGCGGCGGTAGCCGTCTTAAACAAGAAACCTGGAGTGATATGGATAGTAATATTAAAATGTATTACAATCTATTAAATTGTAAAGATAAGTTTGGAAAATTAATTCATTTTGGTTCGGGAGCGGAAACAAATGCTCCCGAATCACCGTATGGGCTAAGCAAAAGAGTTATAGCTAATTCTATTTCAGAACAAAAAAATTTTTATAACATTAAAATATTTGGCGTTTTTGATGAGAATGAATTACCAACTAGATTTTTAAAAGCCAACATTTTAAGGTATATTAATAGGCAGCCAATCGAAATCCATGAAAATAAACTCATGGACTTTTTTTACATGGAAGATTTAATAAGTCTTATCGAATATTATCTAAAACTAGATGACCCCCCAAAAGAAATAGACAGCTGTTATCCAAAAAAATATTCATTACAAAGAATAGCGGAAATTATAAATAATTTAGAAGATCATAAAGTGAAGATTAATAATAACGATCTAAAAGGAAAAAATTACATAGGAAAATCAAACCTTCCTATTCAAACTGTGGGGTTTCAAAAAGGAATAAAAAAAACTTACGAAATCATCAAGCAGCAATATCATAGGTTATGAACTTTTATTCTTTTGAACGCCAAGATGAATTTATTTCAATAATACTCCCATATAAAAATGGATTTTTTTTAGATATAGCTTGCGGTCATCCGATTAGAGGAAGTAACACTTACGCTCTCGAATCAAGAGATTGGACCGGAATAGGGATAGATATTGGAGACGTGGAAAATGATTATTCATGGAATAAAACAAGAAAAGCTAAATTTTTTAGAGCAGATGCGACATCCCAATTTTTAACTGATTTATTAATTAGAGAAATTCCAGAAAAATCTATTGACTACCTATCTCTCGACGTAGATATCGGAGGCGCTTACCAAGCTAATCTTAGCGATCAAGTCCTTCCTCGGATATTAGATGCTGGAATAAAATTTAAATGCGCAACAATAGAACATGAATCATTTAAATATGGCCCAAAAAAAAGGGACGAGATGAGAAATATCCTACTTAGCCATGGATATACAATGCTTTTTGAGGGTGTCACTTTTCCTGATGGGAAAGAATGGGAAGATTGGTGGGTAAATCCAAACGAAATAGATGAAAAATTTTTAAAAATAAAAAATAGCAATCTTACTTATAATCAAGTAATAGAAACTTTACAAAAGGCATCATAAATTTTATCTAAACTATGAAAAAAATATTAATTACCGGTATTCTAGGTCAAGACGGAGCGAACATGGCAGAATATTTGTTAAAAAATACCGATTATAAAATTTTCGGCATGATGCGTCGAAGCTCAAATCCCAATCTAACAAACATAAAAGCTTTTAAAGATAACCCCAAATTTAAATTGGAATTTTTAGATCTTTCCGATTCGAATAGCGTAGAAACCGCAGTAAAAGAAATTCAACCTGATTATTTTATCAATTTTGCCGCAAATAGTTTTGTGGGTATTAGCTGGAAAATGCCAGAGCAAGTTATGGATGTGAACGCTCTTGGAGTATTAAGATGTCTTGAAGCTATTAAAAAATTTAAATCAGATTGCAGATTTTATAGCGCAGGATCAAGCGAAGAGTGGGGTAATGTAGACTACTCCCCGCAAGACATAAAACATCCAATTAAACCAAGAAGCCCTTACGGGGCTTCGAAAGCTGCCGCAAGACACATTGTTAAAGTTTATAGAGAATCATACAACCTTTATGCGGTCCACGGGATACTCTTCAATCATGAAGGAACAAAAAGAGGAGAAGAATTTGTAACCAGAAAAATATCAAAAGGAGTAGCTAGAATTTATCACTCAATTCTAAACTCAAAAAACGTCGACCCAATCGAGCTTGGCAACTTAGAAGCGAAAAGAGACTGGTCGGATTCCAGAGACTTCGTTAGAGGGGTGTGGTTGATGTTGAATCAGGAAAGAGACATGGTAGAAACTGACGGAGTAAGACACCCAAGAGAGGTTTTGTGCGGGACTTTAGAATCCATTTGGCCCAAGTGGTATCCCAAAGACTACGTTCTCGCCAGCGGAGAAACCCACAGTATTAGAGAATTTGTAGAAAAATCATTTCTTTGCGCTGGTTTAGAGGGTTTTTGGGAGGGTTCAAAGGAAGAAGAAAAATATTATTTAATAGGATGTACTCGCGAAAAAATCGCAAAATTTGAGCCATGCTTAGTTAAAATAAATAAAGAATTCTATCGCCCAGCAGAAGTCGATCTGCTTCTTGGAGATTCTTCCCCCATAAGGCGAGAGCTTGGTTGGTCGCCTAAAATTTCATTTGATGAGTTGGTGAGATCCATGGTAGAATTTGACATTGCTAATTTTTCTTGACACTCAGCCAAACATCAGGCATAATATGCTTACTGATGAAGAAGGCTAAATCTAAAAATCCAAAATTTTTAGTAGTAAAATTTGTGGACTACAAAAAGCTCTCGAAGCCAGATTGGGCCAGGGAAGTTAAAATAGCAAAAACCCTCATTGAAAAAAATTTACAAATTTATATTAAAATTCAGCTGGATTTTAAACTAAACTCACTAGCCTGGTTCTTGTCTTCAGAAGGAAAAGCATTTGTTGCCAAATATGAGCGCGAACTTAAATTAAATTTACCCACGCCTCAATCCGTCATTCTGTCAGACAAATCTTTCGGAGAATCTCTCCACCTTAAAAAGAAGCCCCAAACAATAAAAGATTTTATAAAATAATATGGGAAGACCACCAAAATCAAACAGTTCCGTGAACTCTCAACTCGAAGAGTATCTTAAAAAGAACTCTGATTATCATTACGCTGGAGAAGAAGAGATTGATTATGTTGTAAGCAGCGGTAGTTTAATCATGGATATTGAGATGGGCGGCGGAATTCGACCCGGAATCATTCGCTCTTCTGGAGTAACAGAGGGAGGAAAAACCTCCAACGCTCTCGCTTTTGCTAAAAACTTTCAAGAAACCCATCCAAACGATGGGCAAGTAATTTACATAAAGTCAGAAGGAAGACTAAGCAAAGACCTCATTGAAAGATCTGGCGTTTCTACAGACGATTCCAGATTTAAAATAATACCCACCAATGACTATGAGTTTGTTATAGACTTGATGAGAAATTTGATTCGAGATAACCAAGAAAAGAAACTGTATTTTTTCGTGCTAGATTCTTTGGACGCATTAGTGCCTAGAAATGATTTATTAAAATCAGCGACAGAAGCAAACAAAACCGCAGGTTCCGCGCTATTAACTTCTGATCTTTTGAGAAAGATGGCGGCAGGTTTTTCTAGCCGTGGCCATATATGCTTCATTATCTCTCAGGTAAGGTCAACTATAAAAATTAATCCTTATGAAAAAGGAGATCCAAAAGTCACAAACGCTTCGGGCGGTAATGCGGCCCTACATTACAGCGATTGGATTCTTGAATTTCAACAGAGATACCAAAAAGATATTATCAAAGATAAAGACGATAAACCCGTGGGGCATTGGTGCAAAATTATTTTTAGAAAAACTCCCAATGAAAAAACCGGTATTGAAGTTAAATATCCAATTAAATATGGGCGCAAAAACGGTCAAAGCATATGGATTGAATATGAGGTTATCGATTCTTTGCTAATGTTTGAGATGGTTTCCGCTAAGGGCGCATGGGTTACCGTGTCTGACGAAGTTATTTCTGAAGTAGAATCTGCAGGGCTTAAAATTGAAAAGCAGCATCAAGGAATGGATAACTTTAGAATGTATTTAGAGTCTAATTCTGATCTCTGTAAGTTCTTTTTTAATAAATTTAAAGCGGCACTTAAAAAATGAGACTTTACAATATAAATGGTAAATTAATATTTCGTAATGTTTCCAAGCAAAGAATTCAATGGGAAAAGCCTTCAAGATCAAAAGTTCAATTTCAAGTAAAGCAATTTTTAAAGCAGTTTTGGATAAATAATATAGTCTACGAAGAGTTTCCGGTTTACGGCTCAAGAATGAAGGTGGACATATTAAATGCCACCAAGAAAATAGCAGTGGAGGTTAATGGAAAACAACATGACAAATTTAATTCTTTTTTTCATAATGACTCTAGGCTAAAATACTTAGAATCTATAAAAAGAGACTCGGCAAAAGCCAAATGGTTGGAAGATAATGGGTTTACCTTAATAGAAATAAACGAAGAAGAGGTCGATAAAATTTCTACAGATTTATTTATAAAAAAATACAATATCGATTTGTAATGTGTATTATAATATGATGGCAAAAAAGAAATTTAAGTTTCCGAAAGAGTTGCTCGAACAAATAAACGAATGCTCTTTTGGAGGGTTTCTTCTTTTTAATTTTAACGAAGATGGCGAGTTTCAAACATTTGGTATGTTTGATAGCAAAATCCACGCCCAAGCTATGGAAAGAAACCTAATGATGACGATGAAAGCTCTTGAAAAAACGCAAATAGAAACCATGTCAAAAACCCTCGAATTAGACGATGACGAGCGGGGGCCAGAAGATCCTGGTTTTAAAATTTGACCAACCATAGCAAAGACTGCAAAATCATCTCATGGAAACTAAAGAACTCTTTTCTTTAAGAGTCGAGAAGCATGTACTCGGTGGGATATTAAATCACCCAGAAATATTTGCTGAGCTCGATAACTTTCTATCTGAAAGTGACTTTTGTAACAAAGTCCACTCTGTTATTTTTCTTTGTCTAAAAGAAAAATTAAATAAAAACGATAAGATTGACAAGGTTATTCTTTGTGAGAAAATTCAAGCTCTCGGAATTTCTTTCAAGGATGAAATTTCAATCTACGATTATATTGAGAGTGTAGCTTTTACTCAAATAGCGAAAGAAGCAGTTATTGAGGCGGCAAAGCACCTTGTCTCATTAAGAATCCGGAGAGAAATCGTAGAAACTTCTGGGAAAATAAAAACAAAAGTTCTCCAAAGCGCAGATCAGCCAATACAGGAAGTTTTAAATGAAGTCGATAAAATATACGGAGAAAAAATAAATTCCTATAGCGTTCACGAGCAACCCAAGAATCTTTTCGACGGTCTAGACGTTTTAGTTGAAGAACGCGGAGAAAAAATTACCGACGACCCGGGATTTCTTACTCCTTACGTAGAGTTTAATAGACTCTACGGCGGACTCAGATCAAAAAATATATACGCTATCGCTTCTCGGCCTGGAGAAGGTAAAACCACTTTTCTTAACGATTTAGCAATGAAAACCGCTAAGAAAAATAATTTGAAAGCTTTGATTTTGGATACGGAAATGAGCCGGGAAGAGATGCAATTTAGGATGATGTCTTCAGTTTCCGGCGTTCCGCTTCATTTTATTGAAACCGGAAAGTGGCGAAGATCAGAAGCGTATGTCAAAAAAATTAGAGATTCGTATCCAGCCATAAGGCAAATGCAATACGATCACTTGCATGTTGGCAACAAAGATATTGATGAGATATGCTCCTTAACAAGAAGGTGGCACCTCGCAAATGTGGGAAGAGATAATCCATGTATCATAGTTTATGACTATATAAAATTAACCGGAGAAAAAGTTGGACAAAACTGGTCAGAGTACCAAGCGAT